GATATATAAAAGTTTAGGGAAAGCAGGAGTTACCCAAACACCTTGTTCATTTTTAACACCTTGAATACGTTGATTTAATACTTCTTCTATAATCATAGCTAAATCAGCTTTTTCTTGTTCGTTCTTAGCCTCGTTAAGATACATACAAATGGATACGAAAGGTGTCTGTCCATTAGTCGTCATTAAAGTATTGATTTGATACTGCATAGTCTGAACGCCGCGCATTATCTCATCTTTAAGACGTCTTTCTGTAATAGTTTCTACTTGCTTTTCTAATTCAGAACCTTTTTCAATTTTAACACTTAAATACAATACAGAAGTCACTTCTTCTTCTACTTCTTTTCTAATACGCTGACGGCTTATATCTACGAAAGGAGCAAGATGAGTAAGAGTAATAGTTTGACCACCATACTGAGAGCTTGCTACTTGAGCCATAATTTGAGTGGCTATATTACAAGCTGTTGCAAAACTATGGGGTTTATCAATTTTTGTTTTGTTAATAACAGTACCATTTTGTAACATATCTTCAAGATTCCAGACATCGCAGTTATGTTCTCTTTGAATGAAATAGTCAGAATCATGGAAGTGAATAATACCTTTCTTATGAGCTTCCTTTATATCTTCGGGTAGAAAATATCTATCAGTTAAGTCACGGCTAACAAGCCCCGCAACATAATCTCTTTGGGTAGGAAGGATAGTAGGATTCTTATTACTATTCTCTTGTTTAACTTCTTCATTTTCAAGATTAACTGTTGTTAAAATCTGTGTATCTGTTGTGTTTTTTTGACGAAGAATATTATGTTCGCCACGATAAGTAATATAAGCATTAGCAAGAACAGGATAGCCCTCCATGAGAATATATCCTACTTCATCTTGTACTTCTTCTACTTTTGGAGTACTTGGTTGCTTTTTAAATTTGTTTTCAATAGTATGAGCAAACTCCCAAGCAACAGTATCATCAATTTGATGAAGTGGAACTACACTTCTGTTAGCGTGCATTATTGCATCATGAATTTTTTGAACATCAAATAAAACTTCTTTTCCATCTCTTTTAATTATATTCATTATATTAACTCTCCTTTTCTTTTCTTACATTTATTAATAATATTAAAATTGCGGATTACTTATTAATTAAAATTGACCAAACTCTTCTTAATTCTTCAGTTGGTAATTGAGAGTTATCGTTATTGTCTATAGTATCATAATCAAATTCTATATCACTAAAATCTTTTTCATCTGCAAGGAATCGACAACATATCTCTGCGGCGTTCGGTTCTTTTTCCCTTGAACAAGACCTTCGGAGTCTTGTCATCGGGGCCGCCGCAACATAAACAGGATAAACTTCAAGTCTGTTATCCTGTAATAAACATTCAATTCCATTAATATTAAAAACCCCTACATTAATAATTCCTTCTTGAAGTTCATTAATAGGCGTGCCATAAAACCAATTTCTAAAATCGGTAGCTTCTAACATTTCACCATTAAGAACTTTTTTAGTAAAATCAAGAATATCAACAAAGTGATAATCAATTCCATCTATTTCATTGTCTCTTGGCGGACGGGTAGTCCAAGACACAATGCCTTTTGTAGTGGGTAGATTATTTACTACCCACTTTTGACAAGTATCTTTTCCGCTTGCGCTCTCTCCAAAAAAAGCTAAAATTTTATATTTATTCATATTTACTCCTCTCCCTCCGCAGCTCCATATCTATCGTGAAGCAGCTCCATATCTTGACCATTATTAGTTAATTCAATTTTATAAAGTTGATGTGTGGGCGTGTGTTTATAGGTTTTTGTAACGAATTGATCATCTCGTCTAAAACCAGTAACCATAAGTTTTACACCTCTCTGGAACCAACCTTTTTCCATAACTTTACGAGTGCCATCTTCTTGTTTTTCGGAGATTTGTCTACCGAACATTGCATAATAATCTTTTGTAAATTTAACTGTTACAACTCCTGAAGTTGTTAATAATGTTACAGTTGATTTATTATCATTTTTACTAATTACAGTTCCTATTATTTTATATGTTTTATAGATAGGAATATCTTTGCCATTTCTCTTAAAGAAATATTCAACTGCTGGTTCTGTGGGAAGCATATTAAAATCTACTATACCATACTTGTTTACATTTACTTTTGCAAGTTCGTGTTCGTGATAATAGAAGCATAGCGATTCCATTTCCCAAGCTGATATATTACCATCTGCATATTTATTCCAAGTTTCCATAAAGAGAGATATATTTAATGCTTTCAAAGTTTCTTCTTGATGTTCTTTTAACCAATCTCTTGCAACATCCATTTCTTTTTGATAAATATTATCCCAAACTGTCTGAAGAATACAAGTACAACCATTGATTACTTCAAGTTTCTCAATATTAAAATGAGAATTATAAAATTCATAGCAAGAGTTGTCTAATACATAGTACTTTCCTACTTTTGTGTTTGCTTTTAAATACTTATTAAATAAGAATACTTGTTTTTGTAAATCAAGTTCTGTAGGAATTAAATCTTTCTGTAATAAGCCATTAAAGTTTTGCAAAGTAAGTTTTTGTTTTGGCTCGCTGACTTTTGCTATATATTCTGTCATTACGAGATAGCGGGGTTCTATCTTTAAGGCGGCCGCCCACTCTTTTTCTAAATTATCAAAAGCACCAGACTTTATTAATGAAATCATTGCTGTTTTATTTAAAGGACAACGATTCATAAAGTCTTTTAAACTTACATAAGGTCTACCTGCTACTATTTTATCTATTGCTTCACTATTAATACCACCTAATGCTTTTAAACCAAATAAGATTTGATTATTTTTTGCGTCGGGTTTAAATCCATAATCTGAATTATTTATATCAATAAGAGATACCTTAATACCTTTATTAATTATATCTCCAAGAGCTTTAGCTACTTTTGCATAATCTGTTGATTTTTCATCTGTGTCAATTTCTTCATTCATTTCAAGTGAGCCGCTATTGACTACAAGACACGCTGTATTCCAATATATTGGATTCCAACGAGTTGCAATATACATAGTTTGAAAACCTATGAAAGAATAAGCTAATGCATGAATAATTGAGAATGAATATCCCATCTGAGGACCTATACCACAAGTCCAAACATAATTACCCAAACAAGGAGATTTAGCTTGAGTTAATACTTTATTCTTTAACTCTGGGATACGTGACATTTGTTTCTTGCCAACTATCTTACGAGCGTCATTCGCTTCAGCCAATGTAAAATGACATATATCTTTATCCATAAGCATCATCATTAATTGCTCTTGGCTAGGTGGCACTCCATGAGATTTTAAGAAATAAGGCTTTAAAGTTTCTTGTTCTTCTTTTGTCAAACCATATTCGTCCATTTCTTTATACCAAAGATTGATATTATTTTTGAAACGGACATATTTTTCCATTGGGGTTTCTTCCCCTTTTTCCGAAGTCATAAGACGCATCAAACCATTAGCGTCCGCCATTTCAAGGATACTTCTTGGCTTAATCTTCTTTGCGGCTTGACTTCCTACATCTGAATCAAACTGAAAGATATTTAAAACACTATTGTTTTGAAGTACTTTCCATATTTTATCATCTTCAATAGGTAAAACCGACGGGTGGAAGTATTTATTATAAACTTCTTTTAAAGATAATTCAGGTTCAATCTCTCCATTTGCTTGAAGAAGATTAATTGTTTCTGCTAGCTTATCTTGTACATCAGTAACAAGGAAGTCATACTTTGTCATACCTGCAGCTTCACACATATGAAGATCATATTGTGTTATAATTTCACCATCTGGACGCTTCATAAAACAACCAAACTCATATGGATCTTCGTCAAACAAAATAACACCAGATGCATGAGAACCTCTTTGCTTAATTAAACCTTCGATACCGAACATAATATCCAAGAGGCCAGGATACTTATTAACTTCATTTAAGAATATATTACTAGGTCTTCTATCTTTATCAGGGTTGCCATTTACGACATCGTTCAAAGACCATAAAAAACCACGTTCCTGAGGAATTAATGATGATAAGAACTGCGCTGTATCAGAATCAATACCATCAGGATATTCTTCGCTACGGTAACCGCGGCAGGCGGTTAAAATCGCAGAACGAGTTCCTTCTGTGCCAAATGTTGCTATTAAAGTGCAGCCTAAGTTTCGTCTTGATAAACTATCAATTTCAGGTTTAAATTTCTTACCGCGCTCTTCCTTGATACGCTTAAGAATGATTGGACGCTTTGATGGACATAAGTCCAAATCAATATCACCAAGTTCTGTACGCTCTTTATTCAAATATCTCCAGAAAGGTAAGTTCCATTCGAGGGGATCAAGTTGAGTAATTCCAAGAAGATAATGGTTCAGACCTGAGCAGCTTGAACCACGTCCCGCGCCTACTATACTGCCGCATTCCCAAAACATATCTACATAATGTTGTAATGTAACAGGATATGCAAACATATTTGTTTCAAGTTTTTGACCTATTGTTCTTTTAACGTCTGCTTCTTCTTCAAGCCTTTGAACATAATTAAGATTATCTATCCAATTACCTTTCTTCTCTTGGAGTGATTTCCAACATTGATTTACCCAATATCTTTCAACTTTATCGTCAGAAGTAAACATAGACTTTAATATAGGATAGTTATTCATTTCATCAGCATAATCATTATTATTACCCCACCAAGAGTTCTTAGGATAGTCAATAACGTCAACTTCAGGAATAACTTGTTTGTGTAATAGTGAATAATTTTCAATTTTATCAAAAATTTCCATACTATTATTAAACATTTCGTCTACAAATTCATCTGTATAATCTAAATTTTTTCTTATTTCATCTTCAGTTTGAAGATAGGAATACTCATAGAAATTATCTACTTCTCGCTCACCGTCTTGCGAATTAAGATATGACTTATGTACAAATCTATCTTCCTTTTTAAGATAGTGAGCATCGCAACCAATAACCATTTTCATATCAAATGCTTTTGCTATTGATTGAAGTCTTTTATTTACTGTAAGCTGATTCTTCGAGCGGCCAGGTGCGCACTCAATGTAAAAATCTTCACCAAATAATTCTTTACAAAACAACAAAAAATCAACTATATGTTGATGTTCCTTTTGAGCAGTATCCATATCAAATACGGTTTCTGCATCGCAGAGATTCAAAGTAGCTGAACTTAATTCTCCACCAAGACAAGCGGAAGTTGCTATAAGAGAATTAGGATACTTTTCTACTACAGCTCTTAATTCATCATAAGTTGTTGGAACTCTTTCAAGACCTCTATCCCAATATGAACACATCCAAGCTCTTGAAGATAGCTCTCTTAAAGCTCTATGCCCCATTTTATTTTTTGCTATTAAAATAAAGTGATAATATTTTTGTCCTAAACTTCTATCTTCAGTTAAATAAATTTCATTACCTAAAGCTATTTTAAAATCAGGATTAGTTTCTTTTTATTTTAAAGCATATTGATTAACTTCAATATGACCACAAAGAGCTTCGTGGTCGGTAATTGCTATTCCACTCAAACCAGTTTTGATTGCATAGTCGATTAAGTTCTTTGGCGTATTAATGCAATCGAGCAACCTGAGATTTGAGTAGTGTGTATGCGAATGGGTTTCAAACCTCTTCATACTTTACTCCTCGTCGTCTGAAAATTGTTCCTTTAATTCGCTAAATTTATCTAATAATGTTTGTAATATAATTACAGATGTACCTATTTGAGTTGCATGACTTAATAAAAATTGAGTAAACTCTGAACTGTTAATTACTCTTTCCATATCATCTAAAACTTCTTTATCAATTAAAACTTCCATATTTTTATTTCCTTTTTTATCTTTTTATATATAATATTATAATATTTTTTATTAAAAAAATCAAGCTGAAGATTTTATTCTTCAGCTAACTTTGCTCTAACCAGCATTAAGGTCTTGCCTAATTTATTTTGTCCAACTCCATTGCATACACCCCAATAAGTATCATTCCACCAATTTCCTTCGATTAATTCTTCTTGATTTGTATCTAAGAGTTTTTTCTTTAAATCAAGGTTTTGATCAAACTTAGCATAGACAACTTGATACATTATATTATCTTTTATTTCTTCCCAATCTTTTCGTAATGTTATGCGGCGGCCGCGTTTCTTTGCTTCAGCTGCGGTTAAATCTGTAAAAGCTAAAGCTTCTTTGATACTAGTACTTTTCTTTGCTTGGAAGGCTGCCTCTGAATTTTGAAAAGTTAAAAAATAAAATTGCTTTCCAAATTTAAAAGATATACTTATTTTACAAGGATAATAATTTGATAAGAAATCATAATCATTTCTAAATTCATCTATCATAATTTATAATATTCCTCTTCATTTTCTATTGTTAATAAAAATTTTGTAGTTTCTAATTTTAGATCATTTAAATCATATTGCTTATTATAAGGAATCCTTATTAAAGGAATATTATGTTTAAAACAATAATTATTTTTTAATAAATCATTTTGTCTAGTAACTTCAAATCCACCATCTTGCCATTCATGCATTGGATCAAAATGTTGTATTCCATCATATTCAATTAAATATAATAATTGATTTTCATTAAAAATTGCAAAATCAAATAATAATCTATCACAGCTTCTACCTGTTGAAGTTAAGTCTTGAAAGCTATATTGCTGTTTATATTGAAAATTAAGTTTATTTAACATTTGAGCAATTAAACTTTCATTTTTACTTTGAATGCAGCCACAGCTTGTTGTATCTCCATTTCGTAAATAATCTCCAAATACTATAACATTTTTTCTTTGGCATCTTGTACAAGTGCAATTCCAATAGATACCTGTTTTATCATGACGAGGTTTTTCTTCTTCTGTCGCCATTCTTTCTACATGAAGGTATCCATAATCTTTTCCTGTTTCATCTTTAATACACGCTTGTCTCATTTTCTCCATTCGGATGCATCCACAATTAGTACTCCGACCACTTCTTAGATGACTTCCACTAACGACTTTTTTATTTCCG